CGTTTTATTATTTAAAAGATGCGTATCAATATATGCTTACACTCTATAAAGATCGTAAAGCATCTAATACTTTATTAAAATTTGTGCTCGATAAAAGGCGAAAGAAACCATTATCTTTTGCTTAAAGCCAACTAGTAGCTGGCTGTTTGTTACGGCCAGTTGCACTTTCCATGAAGTTATCTAGCTCTTGTTGCAGAAGCATGTCTCTATGCTCATCTAAAGCCGTTTCTTGGTCATTATCTAAGTACTCTGTCCAATAGTTAACTCCAATAGCTAATGTATCAATTAAGTCATCATGTCTTAATGATCCTTTATCTCGTGTAATTCTAGACATCTGAAAGAATAACCTATGATTTTGTTCATGGTTATTAAAATCATCATGTATTAACTTTTCGTCAACTACTAGCCTATGTTGATTCATTACAGGCTCTAATGTGTCTATAATTCTTTTTTCTTTTTGTATGTTATGTCTTACTTCTTGCATGCTGCAAGGATAAACTTTTTGTAATATTGGATATAATATCTGATTAAACATACCGTCACCCATGTTACTCTCAATAATTATTTGATTAACTTGTTGGTGTTTAGCTATATTAGCTAATTCTGTTAGCGTTCCTTCACTATAGCCACCTTCTAGTGCACCAAATGCTGTCAAATATAATATTCCGTGTAGCATTTTAACTACGACATAACCTGTTTTATCGGCACCACGTCCTGATGGGTCAATAGCCATTACAGATCCGTCAAAATCTTTATATTCTTCAGACACAAACATTGGTCCGGTAAACATATCACCTTTAAGGCCAACATTTGGTAAATTTGGATCTAATGATTTAATTTGATCTTGGCTTGATGCCCATAATATCTTTGTAGGTGCTTGCTGCCAAGTGCTGCTGCCAGATAATACTATTAAATCATTAAGTTTTAATGGGTATTTATTTAAATCACTAAGTGATGTGTCTAATTGAAACTGTAAAGCAAAACCAGAGCGACCGTATGAACTTTCGCGTTCTAATAAATCTGTTTCATCAAATCTTTTAGGATCTGTAGGTTCACCAATTTTAGCATCTGATGTACTAATTGTAGGTGCTAGTTTATGTCCATAGCCAATTTTTTGTGTAGCTGTAGGATAACGAGCAGGCCAAATACGTGTTTTAAATCCACGCTCTTCTAGTTCGTTATATAAACTCATTTCAGTTTGTGGTGTACCTAAGAATACAACACGCCCTATTTCAGGCTTTATAATAGCATCAAATTCTTTAACTGTTTCACTTAGTCTATCTCTCATTAATTGTGTTTGACTATTATTGGCAGATTCAACGTCATCAGCAACAATAAGATCAGCACGTGATCCTGTTAGCTGCGATGTAACACCTAATGATTTAACTGATGGTGCATGAGAAGCTCTTGCTGGTCCAACGTCAAAGCTAATCTTAGAGTGTCTTTGATCGGGTCCTGGTTTTAAGTGTTCTAGTATTTCCATTTCAGCTATAAGACGCTGTGTAAATGTACTAAAGTCATCTGATCTTGATTTAGATGCAGAGACAACTAATATATTTCTTTGTGGATTCATTAATAACTGATGACATACAAATGCACTAGTTATCCATGATTTACCAACGCCTCTGAAAGCTTGTATTACTAGACGTTTATTTTGTGATTGTAAAAAATCTGCAATATCGTATTGAATAGGTGTAGGTGCAGGTAAGTTTAAGTGTTTCCAACAAAGATATAAAAAGTTTTTAAAATCTTTTAATCTTGGGTCCATTATTTTTTTGAACGATTTCGTTTACGACTTACGACACGTAAATTACTTTTTCTGTTATCTCTAGGATTACCATTACGGTGATCAATGTCTTTGCCATCGCCTTTACGTACAGCACCAGATTTTAAAGCTGCGCGTCTTACCTTATTTCTACTAGCTCTGTCTTTCTTGGCAGCAGTGCTTGAGTGAAATTTGCGATATTCTCTTTTATAGTTGCGTTTTGTTGGCATATTATCCTTTTTTATTGTTTTTTGATCCACTAGTGCATAAATGTACTTTCCGTGTGTATTTGATCAAAGTCATGTAGTTTTTGTGTCTAGGGATCATCTAAAAGACTTTTTTTATCTACTATTCTTCAGATTTGTGGTCTAAATCATCAAATGGAAGATTTTCGATAATATTTTCGGGTTTTTCTTGTTCTGCGATCCCATACTGTTTTGTTATGTCTAAACAAACTTTTAAGTCACTAGCACTAAGCTCAATACCACTTGATAATTTTGCGTGTGCTTGATCTATGAGTAATTTTGTAATCTCTTTTGCTTTTATTTTTGTATCTTTAATTTGCTCTGTCATTATTCCATTGCTGTACGTTAAGCGAAGGACAAAACTTTTTGCTTATTTCGTTATGACCTATAATTTTTGCACCTAAGTATTTATCTTCTAATTGTTCTATTAAATGTGCGAAAGAGTTCCATTGATCATCTGTAAAGTTATTTTCACCAACAGTGTGATCATCTTCTGTTACACCACCAATTAAACAAATGCCTAAGCTTCGATCGTTATATCCAAGTGCATGTGCACCTTGTGTATCTTCACTGCGTCCAGTTTCTACTTCACCATTTCTTTTAATTATATAATGATATCCAATGTCACTAAAGCCACGATCTAAATGCCACTCTTTAATAGTGGCAGCATCAGTGTCCATTGATGGTTTTGTAGCACTACAATGAATGACTAAATATTGGATATCCATACTAATACAATTAGTGCACCTACAATTATTGCACTTTTTCTTGATCTTGGTGTGATATCCCACCACTGCATTAGTTCTCTCATTTTTTTTCTGATTAAATAATTCATTTATTTTCCTTAATTATTTAGTTAATTTATTTTTCTTTTCGTAACTACGTAAAGCGCCCATTCCGAGTAAGGCCATTACTAAAGGCATTAGCGTTCCCATATCAAGTGCTGGTAATGGTGCGGTTTCCCAATTGTTTGCTGCAATAACAAACAATAGAAACTGTTTTAATACATATTCCCAAAGTATAGCTAAAGCGCAGCTCATACCAATTAACGGCCTCCAAGAACGTTGTAACATTCCAGAAATACCACCCGCTTTTGATTGCGCATCTGCTAAATTAATATCAGATTGTGCTTTGTTTATTTGTGCTTCTATTTCTTTTAATTTTATTTTTGCTTGTGCTTTTTCTTCTTCAGAAGTGTGCAAAGAATCTATTATCCCACCAACATTCTTTACAAGATCACCGCCTAATAATTTACTTAACATGCTATCCTAACTTAACTATTTTCATAATAGTCCAAATTGTGCCTAATAAACCACCTATCCATAATACAGCGCGCACTGCACCTTTACCTGTTGCCATTTCTTCTTTTAATTCTACTAATTCTGCTCGATTATCTTTAACTTCGTTTTTAATTTCATCTAAAGTTTTTTGAAGATTTATTACTTGTGCTTCCCAATTTGATTTTGTCATTACATTTTTCTCAAACTTACAATAAATTCTTTATCATGCATAATTTCAATATCAGCCATAACTTTTTGACACATAATTTGTACACTATCAGACATATTTCTTTGCATAGTGCGTTTTTTTTCTAAACAATCACTTATGCCGTTAGTTACAGTGTGTTCAATCATTGTACCATTTGAAAATAAAATTAATGCAATAACAACTTTAGTGATCATAACCGTTTGCTCTTACTGCATCTTTTAGTTCTTCTATATCGTTAAGTGCTTTTTCCATATCTGTTTGTAGTCTCATAATATTAACTTTGTTGTGTGCCATATTTTCTAAATCTATAGACATTTTTTCTACTTGCTCTGAAACAAATTCTAGCAGCATAAACTGTTCTTGATCAATAGGCGTTTGATCAGCATTTTTTACTAGATCTGCTTCAAACAAAGTAGCTCTAGTTTCGATATTATTTAATCTTTCAATAATACCAAAGTATGCCCAAACAGCAGTAGCGGTAACTGCTAATAAACCTAATAAATTTTTAAGAGGTAAACCTATTTCAGTTTGTTCTGATAAACTTGGCATTACTTACAAATACAATCGTATTCCTCGTTACATTTACACATTATTCTTCTTCTGAAACTTCTGGCTCTGGGGGTGCAA